CTTCAACCTCTTCTTCAGTGTAAGGCCACATTATACCCAGATGCCTTTCCGGCGAAGTTCCTTCATCCGATATTCTAAATCTACCAGAGATTCAGAACTTGCAAGATAGGTTTCAACAGGGTTTTTAGGAGTAAATATTTTCTTAAGAAACTTAAGCATTATACAACTCCTTATATGTGCGTTGGTTAAGCATATGTGCAATCTCTTCGACTGTCATACCTTTGTATTCATGTTGTAACTCGTGAGCAACTTTGTAGTTTACTTCAGTTGCGCGAGCCATGATTACTGCTTTACCAAAACCCTTGAAGAAGGATACGATCGCATCAACGATCAGATTTGCGGCTGAAAAGCCCTTTAGTGCTATTGCTGTCATTTTTTGTTTCCTCGTTTTTTCCAATTAGAATTTTACGAGGCTGCTTCTCTTTAGGAAGAACGACTTCAAGTTCGACAGTCAAGATTCCGTCCTGTAGATCTGCTCCGTTTACTTCGGTATATTCCGACAGTCTAAATGACTTCTTCCAGTTTCGAGCACTAATGCCTTTATGAACATACTTATCTTGTTCACGACGTTGTGGACGATCCCCTTTAATTGTAAGGACATGGTCCTTCACTTCGATGTCGATATGTTCTTCTTTAAATCCTGCCACAGCGAGTTCAAGGACAAATTTCATGTCCTCTTCTTTTACTACGTTATGTGGTGGATAGGTATCTTTGGCATGCTTGTGAATATTTTCAAGCTGATCAAAGATGTGGTCGAAACCAATAAACCCACTACGTGGGTACACGAGTGCTTGTGTGTTAGTCATATGTACCTCCAATGACTTGCAAGGTTAAAACGAGACCCGAACTATTCGGCATCTCTAATTCTATATATACTAAATGTTCTTTTTAATCCAACGATAAGCAGCATAGGCAAGCAATAAAACAACAATTGTTCCAATGCCATCAACCCATGATGTCTCGTTCATTGCATTAATTAAATCTGCTGTAAACCAATCCATAGTTACATACACAGATCTTCATACTTAGTCGTATGAGCACGATGCTGAGATAAGTCGCCAATAAATTTTACTTTGAACCAATGTTGTATTTTGGACATAATTCCCATTCGTTCTTCTCCTTAAACGGTATAATTTTAATCTGCCTCATGGGTGCCAAGGGATCGACCTTCGAAGTATCCTCGATTGTGATCAGTCCCCAGTCACTCATGAGTTGAGCTATAGTGTTACGCCGTGCGAGATCGTTTTCTTCAAGATTCGATTTCTTTCCGTCTAACAAAAATAGCTCTTTGAAGTGGACAATAAAATATCGTCCTTGTTTATGTAATATGTGACAAGATTGAAATAATTTTTTGTCTTTACGAGATGCGACACCGATGCGAGTTAACGTCTCACGAACTTTCAGGAAATCGTCTGGTTCGTTAAGAGTGACTTCGAGCATTGAACTCGGTGCCCATTCTATGATTTTATTTTCTTCCACCTTTGTAAACCTTCTTCTTCAATTCATTAATATGTTCTGATGTGAGAAGGGATAAGGCTTGGCGGGCTTTTTCATTGTTATAGCCATAATATTCCTTAACTACTTCCACGTCACTGACGGTCTCAGGCTTCATGAATTTTGAGAACCGTTTTTTCTTTCTGACTATATTTATAAAAAAGTCAAATTGTAAACGGTTATCAAGGTGGTGGTTGATATTCATTTCATTTGCCATCAATACGGTGTCGTTAAAATAAGATAGAGAGCGATTGATGATAAAGGGATTATAAGCTTTTTCTGCCAACTCATCGATCATAATATCCTTCTTAGTTGTATTAATTGCATTTACATATTCAAAGGGGTTCATTACCAAAATCCAAGTGTTCTACCATTACCAGATATAATTGCCAAACAAGTTATAACATGCAGTACGATCCAAAACGTTCTAAACCATAATGCTTTATAAACGTCTTCTTGTTTAATAGGCAAAAATTCTGGTTTGTCATCATCATTTAATCCAACCGGCATGCCGACTGTACGACTCCAGAGTTTTAACCAACGACGTTGGCCACTCATCCAAACATCTCCACGCCGGAATCATTCTCATCGTATGCTAGCATCATTTCTTTAAACATGATCTTCTGAGTAAAATCCTTTGTATCCACTTTATTGAGATGGATACCTTTGAAATATAACTGAGGTACAGTACGATGGCCATTTTCTTTTAAGAACATTTTTGCATCAGTATTTTGGCTAATGTTAACTGTCTCATAATTTAATCCCCAACTGTCTAATTTCTTTTTCATTAATACACAGTAAGGGCAATCGTTTTGAGTGTATAGTTTAATTAAATTCGACATTAGCCATAACCTCCGTAAGACATGCGACGACATTGAGCTCGTGATCAGCGACAAATGCGTTCTTATATTGATAGTCTGCAAGAATCAATACGATTTGTGGTATTGAATGCGGCGCAATCTTATCAGACATTCTGTCATAGATACCACGAAAGATTGCACTTGCATCTGTATCTATATTGTCGACTACCCATTTCCGCATCTTTTTGAAATCTTTTTCTTTCAAATAATGGAAAAGATTGTCGAAGTTGCTGTCCACAAGATTAGAAAGGATATTACTATCAATGTTACCCGTAGCAAGTCCATATCGCTGAAGTTCATTAAGTACTCTTCTCCAGTCTGGCATATGCTTCATGATAAGTTCAGCAAGTGCGCTCTTATCATATGTAACATTTTCTTTCTCAAGAATTTCTTCGACTCGCTTCATGAACTTTCCAGCACAGGCTGTTGCTTGTGCCTTTGAAGCGAAGCCAAATTCATATACACCACATCGAGAATGAAGAGGCGCAATGATACGATTTTTAAAGTTACAAGTAAGAATGAACCGACAGTTATTAGAGAACTCTTCGATAAATGCGCGAAGAGCCGGCTGCGTTGACTGTGGGTTCAGATAATCTGCCTCGTCAAGTATAACAACCTTGACTCCACCTTGTAACGAGACAGTACTAGCAAAGGACTTGATCTTTCCACGGAGCGTATCGATATTGCCTTCTTCGGAACCGTTGATGACAATATAATCGAGATCAAGTTCATTGCATATTGCTTTGGCTACGGTAGTCTTACCGAGGCCCGCAGTACCGGTGAAAAGCATGTTAGGCAATTCACCGGTCTCTACGATCTTTTGAAAGGTTTGCTTTAACTCATCAGGTAAGATGGTCTCAGCGACAGTACGTGGGCGGTATTTTTCCACCCAGAGAAACTCATTAGACATTTACAAAACTCCATTACAAAAAATATTATATCACATATTGAGTTGTTTGTAAATATCTTATTCCTCATCGTCCTCCATTGCGGCTTCCTGCTGCATCTGCTCTACAAGTGAGATCACTTGAATAGCCTGATCGCGAAGAGTACCGATTGTAGAAAGCTCTTCACCTTTGAAACCACCACGCTGAGCCACAGCATCTACTACTGCAACCGTTGAACGTGATACCTGATTAGCGAGCTTCATTAGCTCTTGTTTATTTTCCGACATGTCTTTATACTCCAAATGTTGATGTCTTTTCGACTGCAATCCAATAACGTACGTTAAGTTCTTTATGCTTAAACTCTGTAATTAATTTACGAGAAAGCTTTACCTCATAATCCCCGGGAAGAATTCTGAGGTTTGCGATACTAATAATAAAATTAAAATCGCTAGATGTATACTCACCATCAATATCGATCGAATATGTATTAGATGTTGAGTTTTCATTGTCTACAACTGAAAGACTTAATATACCACCACCACTTGGTGTAATTGAAACATTCGAATGACCAAGAGTGGATGCAGCTCTCTTGAGTTTATTCAAAGTCTCATTATCAAGCATGAATGAAACATCAGGCTCGGGCATATTAACATCTTTAGTTGGTGAAGTCAGTGTTTCTTCGGGAGAGAAGAAGTACTTAACTTTTGATCGGCCAGTTGAATCAGATACCGTAACACTCTCTTCAGCGAATTTGAGATTCGGTTCATTCACCAGACCAAGGACACCGATGAACTCATTGAGATCATAGATGCCAAACTTTTGTGGAAACTGTTCTTCGACTACAGCGGTCGCTACGACATTACGAGCTTCACTGATAGTCTTAATTGTATTACCTTCTTGAATTAGAAGATTTTGATTGATGCCTGAAAAGTTTTTCAAGACATTCAAGGTTTTCTCATTCAATTCCATTATATACTCCGTGGATTATTTTTTATATTATAACACATATTCACTGTAATGTAAACAACTAAGCAACCATTTTACTGAAATTCTTTTCTTTCTTAAATTCAATTTTGCTCTTGAACTTACCATCCAGAATTTCACCTTTATGAGAGATTACAAATACGTTTGTATTGTCATCAAGCGTATAGAGAATCTTCAGCAGGTTTTCTACACCATCATGATCGAGACTCGAATCAAATGTCTCATCAAGAATTAAAAGATTCGTGGCTACAGAGTTCTTCATCTTGGCAATCTGTCGCCATGTAAAGAGAAGAGCCAGGTCGATTCTTTGTTTCTCACCTTCAGAGAATGAATCATATGTAAACTCATCGCGATGTCGAGATCTGATAGTCTCTTGAAATGATTCATCAAGGTCGAAGTGTACAAAGAAATCCAATACTTGAAGATACTGATTGACAAGCTTATTGATCGCCGGAAGATATTGCTTGATAATCTTTGTCTTGATACCAGTATCTTTCAGCATTTCACCGATTACAATATTATAGTTATATTCATCAGAAAGATTTAATTTACTTTCGAGATAGCCATCTTTCTCTTTATTGAGATTATCGAGATCTTCTTTGGCTTTCTGCAGGTCAGCACCAACTTCTTTCTCTATTGATTGCTGATATCCTTGAATAGTTTTGTGGAGCGTATCGATCTCCCGGTTGTTTTCAGAGAGTTTAGATAACCGAGCTCGAAGCCCAGTGAGTACGCTAGTCTGTTCACTAATCTTCGTTTCCACCTGAGTGCCTTCTTCTCCCACGACTTTAAGCGCTGACTTCCACCCACGTTTTTGTTCTTGAGCAGCGGTGAGAATCTCATGTTTATGGCCGTCTGAAATGGCTTGGTCGCATACGGGACACGAGCCATTCTCTTCGAAAAAAGTGATCCGCTTTTCGACGTCACGGATGGATGAGAGTTTATCCTGACTTCCGAGCAGTAGACTCTGTTTCCGATCCTGCAACGATTGTAACCCGTTTTCGGCTTCGCGTATAGATTCTTCGAGACCCATGCTAAGCTCACTATTCTCAGCCTGTAACGCATCGATGCTATTCTTCGATTCTTGTATCCTAAGTTCATATTCTTTTTTATTCTCTTCGGTTAATGCTGTAATGTCACGAATGTATTTGCTTTGTGTTTCAATTTTATTTTTCTGTATGTCAATATTATATGATAGGTCTTTAATTTTATCTTTCAGAACATTTGTCTTTTCTCTCAATAGAATATTCATCTTTGAGAAAACATTAATATCAAGAAGATCCTCGATAACTTCCCTACGATGTCCAGCAGCAAGTTGCATGAATGGTATAAAGGATGAGGAGCCCAACACAACGACCTGATGGAAACTCTTATGATTAAGTTTCAGGATGTTTTGTTCGAGGATCTTCTGATATTCTTTGGCATGAGATGATTGGTTAATCATCGTGCCGTTTTTCCAGATCTCAAATGTATTCGGCTTAATGCCTCTTACAATTTTGAACTGACTCTGACCAATAACGAATTCAACTTCGACTACGGCATTCTTATTATTAACTGAGTTAATCAGTTGTGACTTATTAATATTACGATGAGGTTTACCAAACAATGCAAATGATAGAGCATCAAGCATTGTCGATTTACCTGCACCATTTTGACCAACCACAAGAGTTGATTGGTCTTTATCTAATTGAATTTCGGTAAAGTTATTACCAGTGGAAAGAAAGTTTTTCCACCGTAGTTTCTTAAATGTAATCATGCAACTTCTAAAGCCTGTGCCTCTGTCATGAGTTCACGCATTTCAACCTTAATTCTTTCTTTATCAAGGTCGGTATCTACTGCATCGATATATGTATCGACAATCACTGCAGTATCATCGAAACTCACTTCCTCATCCTCAACATTCTCACCGATAAACTCGTTAAAGTTTTCGGCAATCTTCAATTCATAGATGTCCTGATTCTGAATACGATCGACAAATCTATCAAAGATAAATTGGTCTTTCTTATTTACAACCACGATCTTCACAAACTTATTGTCAAGATTTGAGACATCATAATTATTATAATCCATTTCGTCAAACTTAAATTCAGCTTCCGCATTTTCTGATGCTAGTTGTTCAATTATTGATTTAGTGCTAGGATCGTTTAAGTCGTAACCTAAATTTTTATATTTATTGCTTTGTATAATATTATATTTATTTTGAACTTGCTTGTATTGTT